AAAGAAGAATCAAAGACTAAGAAAAGTAAAGCACCATTAGAAGAACCAAAAATTTCATCTTCAAAGGATGAGGAGGAAGAAGAATCAAAACAAAAAGATCCATTTTATATTGCGAGAAAAGGAGTGATAAAGGAAATAAAAGATATGAGTGGGGAAAATAACAGTGAATTTAATAAAATGGTAAATCCTAGGTTTGTCTATAATATAAATACAAAAAGGGCACGCGATAAAAAAACAATCGGGAATGATGAATTAGAAAAAAATAAAGATATATATTTATCAAAAGATGAATATATGAAAAAATTAAAAGATTTGGATGAAACATTAACAGAAGCAGGAAAAAGAAGAGTAGCAAAACAAAATCAACAATCTTTGGAAAGGAAATCAGAAAAAGAATTGGAACAAGAAAAGAAAGAGAAAAAAGAGGTAAGAAAAGAAATAAGTACTCTTAAAACCGCATCATTAGAGACACAAAAGGAATTAGAAAAAGTAGAACAGGAATTAGATGAAACATTAACAGAATCAAAACAAAGAAGAGAAGCAAAACAAAAACAACAATCTTTGGAAAGGAAAGCAGAAAAGGAATTGGATAAAATAAGAGAAGAGAGAATTAAAGTGGAAAAGGAATTAGAAAAAATTGAAGGTTTTATTTCACAAGGTAAAATTTATAATCCAGATACAAATAGATGGGTTGATCGTGATGGATCATCAGGGAAACAGTTGAGATTAGATAAAGGCGAAGAAACAACAAAGCAATTTATAGCTCAAGTAAGAGATGAAGCTAATCAAGCGATATCATCCGCTTTAAAGCAGAAAAAGAATTAGAGAAAGTGAAAAAGGAATTAGAAAAAGAAAGGGAAAGAACATCTGAATTAACAGAGGAAGTATTAACGGGCTTGATAAAAATAAATGAAACAAAGGAAAAAGCAGAAGAAGATATAAAAAATTTAGAAATTGAAAATAAGTTTATTAGGAAAGACGCTGAATTACAACGTAATGAAGCAGAAAAGAAACTAAAGAAAGTATTGGAAGAGGCAGAGATAGTATATAAGGAAACTTTAAAAAGAGAAACCGATGAAAATAGAAAAGCATTTGAAGAAATGTCAGATCGTGCCGTACAATTACAAGAACAAATAAATGAATTAAATCAATTGATTGAAACAAATAAAAAGGAAACAGAAGAAGAAATCGATTTAGCGAATGAAGCTTTAAAAGAAACAGGAGAGTTAATAAAAACACAAGATGAATTAAATGAAGAATATGAAAAGGAAATCAAAGAATTAAAAGAGCAGTTAGAGAAGGCTAACACATCTAAGAAGATATCAAAAACTGAAGATGATATAAAGAAAGTAACAAGCGATTATGAAAGACAAATAAAGGAATATCAACAACGAAACGAAGATTTAAGAAAAGCACTTATAGCAAATGTAAATGATATAACCAAATTAAATTCTGAATTAGATAAAGCAAGGACAAAAGCAAAACGAGAAGAAGAGAAAGCAAGACGAGAAGAAGAGAAAGCAAGAGATAGAACAATAGAGAAAGCAAGACGAGAAGAAGAGAAAGCAAAACGAGAAGAAGAGAAAGCAAGAGATAGAACAATAGAGAAAGCAAGACGAGAAGAAGAGAAAGCAAGAGATAGAACAATAGAGAAAGCAAGACGAGAAGAAGCAAGGTCTTCTAAATCTAAAGAACCATCTAAACCCCCATCACCTCCAAGCAAAACAGAAGAAGGTTCTAAAATCCCAGCTATAAATATAATTGCAATGGCTAAGGCTGTTTCAGGTGTTGAAGATGATAAGATAATTAACCCAGACACAGGGCGAAAGGTATCTATAAACAGTCCAATTGGTAAAAAATTATTCCAGAAGAAACTGGAACAACAACCAAAGAAAAGGGGAAGACCATCTAAACTTACTAAAAAAATTGATATACCAAAGAAGGTTCAAGCGGTTAAGGTCAGAGCCCCAAGGATTGTGACTAAGAAAATGGAACCTAAGGTTAAGAAAATGGAACCTAAGACTAAGAAAAGTAAAGCACCATTAGAAGAGGAAATCAAAAAATAATATTATCTTATCATAATTATATAAGATGAGTATCTCTCAATTACTACAACCAAACAATTATAATCTATTTGGAAAATCTCTAAATGGTATAACAACAGAAGAAATAACAGGAACCAACGAGAATGGCCAAGTGCTTACCATTACTAATCGTGATCAAAAAATTGTAGCCTTCACTGATATCCCTTCTGATATACCCCCCACAGCTGGTTTTCCAGACGGTTATGTGTTAAAGATTATAGATAATACAACAAACGAAGTTAATTGGGAGCCGGATAATGGTGCTGGTGCAACTTTACCATTTATTCTAACTGGTGATAATGTAAATGCTTTAGCTGTTCGTGACACATTATTAGATAATAAACTACGGGTTGATACTGTGGATAATCAAATATTTTTATCAGCACAACAAAATATTATAAATGGAATAGACGATGGTTCTAAATTAGCAGTATATACAAATGCGGATAGTATCAATCCTATTTTTAAGGTTTCAACAGAAAATCTAAATACTGGTGTAATGATAGGTGGTGCACAATCACTTAATAAATTTCTTGTTATTACTGAAACTGGAGACACTGTATTTAACATTGATAATGCTAATAGTGAAACCCTTGCCAGTGGAAAAATGTTAATAAGTGCGGACCCAGATAGACAAGATGCACTTGAAGTTGTTCGTAAGGTAGATGGAACTCAAATTTTACGGGTTTCTACATTAGATAACCAAACAGGTGTATTCATAGGCAGTCAAAATGCACTTGAGAAATTTGCTATTAGAGATGACGATTTAAATCGAGTATTTTGGGTTGATACTATAAATGACATAGTTTATATAGGTGGAGATGCCAACGGCACTAAGCTTCAAGTTAATGACGCAAATGGAAATGCTGCTATGTATTTTAGTACACAAGCTCAACAACTGATTTTCGGACACCCAACCCTGTCAAACGATTTTATATTTATTGATTATGGCGTTGGACTTATAAAAACACAAGCTATTACAAGTGGTACAGATTATACTGGTTTCTCAGCTCAAAATGATGGTAGTTCAAGTTCAATGAAAATGCTAACCAGTTATGATACTGGAGAGCCCAATAAACTGGAGAGTATAGGTGGTTCAGGTTTAGTAATATCCAGTAATAATTCAATTGTTATAAGTAGTCCCGCTACATCATTTGACGCATCCCAACCAATCCCAACAATTGACGTTCTTCCTTCACAATATACTGATTATAAAGAAATAGCCAATATACTATATGTAAATGACAGAGCAGGCGGTATATCAAGTGGGGTATCAGCTAGTGCCACAGCCATTGGAAATGTTGTAGGGGACCAGTTATTAAATCCATTATCTTTTTTACCAAATAGTCCAACAGTTCCCGCAAATTATCTCAAAGCAGGTCAAAGTTATCAATTAACCATGTCAGGTTCGGCAACCTTCACTAATGGAGACGCTTTTGTTTTCTCATTAAAATCTGCTGCGGTTGTTTTGGGAACTATCAGTATCAGCGTTCCTAATGTTGCAGGTGGAGGACAAACTTGGGAGTGTGAAGGAGATTTCACTATTCGTAGCATCACATTAGGCTTGGCGACCATTGTTTGTAGTTTTGATTTTACTTATAATGACGGTCAGGATTTTAGAGGCAAGCGTAGTTTAACTACTTCAACCACATTGGACACAACTATAGCTAATTCATTAAGCGTATTTGTTAATTTCTCATCTGGTCAAGCAACGGATAATATTACAACTGAATTGTATATTTTAAAGAAAGTGGTTGATGTGTAAAGCCCTTAACAACCTTGAGTAATGGGTTAATTTAGATAATGATATAGATTTAATATAGATTATGAGTATATAGTATGGGTGATCGGTGCATTGCTTGTAATGTTGAATTACCTGATAAATTGAAACGGTGGGCTTCATATTGTAATTCATGTTATGATAAGGGTATTATGTTTTGGAAAAAATAGTTAGTATAATATAATATGAAAATCAAAGACTTGGAAAAAGAGCATGAAAACAGTTCCTTTAAATGTGAGAAATGTTCTAAATGCTTCTGTACTGGTTGTATATTAGAAAGAGCAGGTGGTAAAAATCAAGGTTTTGACATCATAGATAAAAAAATATACTGTTCCAAGCATCGTCATGATAAAATCGAAGTAGTTTATCTACCCAGTATCTATAAAGACTAATTTTTATTATATAATTTATCAATAACTATATAATAGAATGTCAAATTCTAACAAGCATCATTTTAATAGGATTAATCAGTGGGCAAAATATCTTGGTTTAGTTGATGTAAATAATTTAGACTGGATTCCATCTAATACTAATAAAATTATTGACTTCATTGAAAACCGTTCAAATTATTCTTTCTCAACAAAAGAAGCACATCTCTTTACTCTTGTTAAAATTCTGAAAGAATATGATGATCCTAAGGTTCCTGAAGTAATGATGAAAGCAAGGCAATATCTAAACCATAACAATAATGAAAGGAACAAACAAACGATGGATAAATCAGAATTGAAATCATGGCGGGATCATTCCTATTTCAAAAGGAAATTTTTAGATATAGCAGGTGAATACACGATTGACACTCTCATATTAGGATTATACACGATGATACCTCCAATCAGAAACGACTATAATGCTATGAAAATTATAATGAACGAAGACCCTTTTAAATTCAAAGGTGATAAAGAAAATTACATGACGATTAATATCAATGGGTTCTTTTTGGTTATGAACGATTATAAAACTAAGAAGATTTATGGTTCTAAGGTAATTGACCTATTAAACGACGACACCCTACCAAGTGAAATATTAAAGGAAATCAACTATATGAAAAAGTATATAGAACAGTCTTTGAAACTATATCCAAGACCATATTTATTAGGTGAAAAGCCTTTGACAAAGCGTCAGGTCATATTAGGTTTAGAAAGAAATTTTAAAAAAGAAGGGATAACCCCTACTATAGGTATTATGAGAAGTAGTTATATAACTTGGGTTCATGACACTTTCCCTAAATACGCTATTAAAAAGGCTATTGCCGATATAATGGGACATGATATAAGCACAGCGGAACGAGATTATAGAAAAATGCCGATGTAATACTTAAAGGAATAAGACGATATTTATAATAATAATGGGTTATTGTAAATATTGCAATAAAGAACTGGTAAATCTTAACATCCACGAGATGGGCTTGAAGCATATGAGGATCCAACAATTAACTGATTATTTAAATATAGCAAGTGATGATGAAAAACAAAGGATTAATAAGGAAATTAACAAAATGAAAAAGGTTCAAAATAAAGAGAAATCAGACGCTTTAAAACCATATAGGCTTAAATATTATAATGAAGTTGTTAAACCAAAAAAGACAGTGATTAAACCCCCTTCATCAATTGTATTAAAAAGTAGAAATGAGATAATAAGAGATGATGGAACTATAGAGTACCATGAGACTTGGTATGATAAAGAAGATAGAATGAATAATAAGAAATTTATAAACAATTGAATTAATTTTTTATAAATCTTAGTACCAGTTTAGTCCGTTAAAACAATGAAGCAATGGTTTGTATATCATGTCCTCAACCATATGATATACCCTACTTAATAAATTACAAGTAGAACCTGACATTGTCATAATTTCCCAAATAGAACCTGACGAGGTGCAATTTTTTCACCCCGTGATGTATCCTTTTAATTGAGTTTCATGGTACGTCCATTCTGTGGCTATTTTGTTATAGTCTTTTAACAAAAACGCCACAGAATGGACGCGAGAAATGCTTTAAATTTAATATATGGTCTTAGGGGTTGTATATCATATGATATATCCTTTTAATTGTTTTCACGGGATTTTGACATTTTGGCATAATTTCGTTAAAAGACTATAACGTAATTATTCCAAAATGTCAAAATCCCGTGAAATGCTTTCAATTTATATATGGTCTTATGGGGTTGTATATCATGGTTCAAAGACCTATATCATGTCAATCAACATTTATTTCATCATCTAATATTATAAGGTTTTTTCTATAGCCAATACGCTTAAACACAACATACCACCATGCAAGAATATAAATAGGAGGAATTAGTAACTCTATAACAACCCATTCATTTTCATCTATAAACATGATATATAAATATTGTGTATAATATAATAATGTCAATCCGTATTAGAGAATCAAATTCAACCTTTGATGAAGAAAAGAATGATGCACATCCAAAAGGTATTAAATATAGTAAAGACCAACTGCATCTATATTATAATATCATGATACCACATAGACCCAATGAATTATACACCCCAGCAGTCTATCAGAAGAATAATACAGAGCCTATCTTACAAACCCCACACCATTATGAATTAGCTATAGTCCGTTTTTCAATTGGAACGGGTAATATCCCTATTCTAATAGCAGAACCCGTATCAGAAGGGTCTAATGACTTGGTTTATACCTTCTCTATAGAATATAACGGAAATGTGACGACCAGAAACGTACAATATGAAGATATCCCAGTCTCAGGAACCTATAACCCTTTTAAATATTTCATATACACATACTCACGATTTCTAAAGGCTGTCAATGAAGCGTTAATTGACTGTTTTAATAATTTACCTGCTATTCCTATTGGATCTGTTCCACCTTTGATAACATTTGACCCTATCACGAAATTATTTACTATAACAGCCCCAACAGCCTCTTATAATGAACTATTAGGTACACCTATTAGAGTTTTTATGAATACCAAATCAGAAGCCTTGTTTCCTTCTTGGGATACGGTTAATCATCTACCTACTAAAGGTCTAAATGGTAATATTGATTTAGCCTATAGAATTAGGTTCTACGACAAAGGCAATAATATAGATGGTGGTGATTATGTCATGTTTCAAGATTATGAAATGCTTACTCGTTGGAACTCTTTCAAATCTATTCAGATTACCTCTAATTTACCTATACAAAATGAATATACAGAAAATAACTGTAATACGGTTGATTTTGCTAAGACCAATTCACAGAACATATTGAAAGACTATATTGTTTTATATCAGGAATCTTCAAGCGTAGCACGAACAACTATAGATTATACTACGAAAGATTTAGAATACATAGACCTTAAGGGGGTTGATCCTATTAGGAATATAGAAGTGAATATTTTCTGGGTCGATCAGAATGGGAAACAATACCCGCTTTATTTGACAAATAATGAAACCGTAATGATTAAGTTACTGTTCAAGAATAAAGACCAATTCTATTAAAAGTATAGTAAAAATAAAATATATACAGATATTATATAGAATGGCTAACTTTGATGTTCAAACTAAAAAGCGTTTAGATAAGCGTCTTGCAGTATCTCCAGAAGGGAAAGAATTCATTATTGATGTAGCAGGAGCACAAGTCACACCCAGAGTTGAACCCGCTACTTCATTGTCTAATAGCGTTATCAATTTTAATATTACCCCAAATAGTCCAACGAGTGTTTTAGATCGATCTGTTATCGTTGCTACTAAGGTTAAATTTATTTTCACAGGCACACAGGTTGGAGGTGCAGGTAATGTGATCCAACCAGAACAATCAGCACCACGTGGTTTTAACTATGGCGTCCAATCTTCGACCGTGACTATAAACGGTCTTTCTATTTCCCAAGAAACCCAAGCTATTATGCATGTCTTGTCTCATTTTTCTGAAGCCGATCATATGATTCATAAACAGTCTATTTCTCCTTCTTGGATGGCTGCAGACTACGTCCAAAGGTACGTCGATGTATCACAAGGGACTAATATGAATACTTTAAGCAACTATAAGAACAGTACACGTGCACGATTTGGTAAAGGATGTTATGATTATACCGTTAATACTATTAGTGCTACTGCTGCTAATGTTGATGTTACTTTTTACGAATATTTGACCTTAAGCCCTATGAACTATAACGGAGATGAAATGCCCGGTTTGACCAATGTTACATCTCTTCAATTGACTTTCACTCTTGCTAATCTTGAGCGCATGTGGGCACAGGCTCAGGCTAACATCACGACGCTCCAAGTCAATATTCTTGAATCTAATTGTCACTTCCAAGAGTTGTCTTTCCCTGTTTATCTTAATGTTCCACCTGTTGTTACTACGAGTTATACCGATATCCAGCGTCAGACCTCATCTCGTAACCAGTTAATCGCTGCAGGTGCTTCAGCCCAGTTGAGTTCTAATTCGTATCAGTTGAATACGGTTCCTCATTCTATTATTGTCTATGCTAAGGAGCGTGAAAGTGATTTGTACGCATCTGCCTCTTCTAAAACTAACAAAACTGATTCATATGGTGTTATTGAAAAACTTGAAATTCAATATAACAATCAATCTGCTATTTTGTCTTCTGCTTCTGAAGTTCAATTATTTCAAATGTCTGCAAGAAATGGTGTTGATCTATCATGGCAAGAATTTGGTAAGGATATAAGCGCTAATGATCCAACTGCTATTCCTGGTGTATCAATTAATAGTAATTTTCAAGTCAGAGCAACTGTAAGAAATCCTAATAATACAGGAATCGATCTTTATTATGATCTGACTGTATTGTATCTCTATGAAGGGATATTAAGTATTGCTAGCGGTCAAGCGTACAAGTACCTAAGTCTTCTCACGAAAGACGAGACCTTAAATCTTGAAATTGAAGAGGGTGATGTCGTATCAGGCGGTGCTGTTGATTTCAAAGGAATGTTAAGCAAGGCTAAGACCGGCTTAAAGAAGGCTGCACCATTTCTCAAGCCTCTTGCAAGTACTGCATTAGATGTTGGAGCTGATTACGCTTCAGCAACAATCCCAGGAGCACAACAACTTAGGCAAGGAATTAAACAAGTAACTGGATTGGGCTTAAAGTCCAATGGGGCTGGGTTGTCTGCTGGAGGAGTAAGCGGAGGACAATTGTTACCTAAATCTTCGATGTCATTGCGTGCACTTTAAAAAAGAGTATAAAATGGTATGTGATATCTACAGTGTAGATTCATTAGATGTCTATTAAATTATTTGATAATAATATAATAGATGTCCATCTCTCAATTACTACAACCAAATGGATATAATCTGAATACTAACACTTTATCTATTAAAAATACAATATTAGATTCACAAGGCAGTCAATATACTTTGGTATTACCTAATGACGCTAATATAGGTCCTTTATCACTTTTAGTTATAGATAGTATAGTAGATGATAAGGTCTATCTTCGTTTTTCAAATCCCATCAATCCACCGCAAGCCCCATTTAACATCATCGAATGTAATGAATTGATAGCCTATGTTGATGTTACCTCACGCAGTCTAACTATAGATAATGTCTTAGGTAATACATCCAATTTCATCTATAATGGCCTTCAAAATTTATCTTATCAATTACCTGAATCACTTCCAATAGCCAATGGCGTATTAAAAAGCAATTCAGCAGGTATCCTCGAATGGACTGATGTTATAAATGGAATTGATGAAATAACCGTCAGAAAATTGAATGCAACAGAGAATATAAATACTGAAGAATTAGAAATAAAAAATGCATTTCAAGGGGGGTCTATCAAATTTAAACTTAATACAGCAAACCAAACAGAATATATTCTGCCTAATAATCTTCCAACTACTTTTAATGATGTGCTAAGATGCACACCAACTGGATCAATGTATTGGGAACAACCCGAAGTGAATACCACAAGGAATTTTATACAGTTTGATAATTTCCCATCTGATGAAAATTATAATGGTATTATACTATTAAATTCGGAGGATATAAGTCTTTTGACTAATGAAAGATATAAAGTTACCGTTAACCTTATAGCTTCCGCTGGGGGCGTTATAGCCAGAAAATTTTTACTCAATATTGGGGTATTCGATCTTGGTACATTTCAACAAGTTAGTTATTTATATCAACCTTCCCAATTGGTTCTTGATAGTTCTAATGAATTCATCCCAGTTACATGTATTTTTATTTTTACAACTAATCCATCAGGTGATGAGACACGAGATCATAGGTTCAATTTAGAATTAAACGCTATAGACCAAATAACAGTCCGTGGTTGGTATTATGATATACAGCCTTTTTAAGCGGTAAAATAAACACCAGTAAGTCTAATTATACTATCGTTTTTTACTTCAGTAATATCTAAAATATCAATTGATCCATCAGAACTTGATCTTCTCCATAGGTTGATTTTATTGTCTATATTGAATTCACCCCACCATTCTTTATAATCATTCGGAGATACAGGTTGAAATAATAATTGACAAATCTGAGGATTATCTATATCTACATAGGCTTGAGGCATAATATCAGGAAGTAAAACAGATACTTCACCATTTCCAACACCCTTATTTAATAATTTTATTGTTGCTTGAAATGAAACACAGTTTCCAAATACACTATAAGAAACCTTATTAAATGCATAAGATGGATCTACTGTAGTTGTACTATATACAACTTCTAACTCATCTTCTTCTGTTCCTGATTGTGATGCTTGAAAATTACCATAAATATTATATGAGTTTGGTTGAAATAACTGAGAAATAGACATTATATTATAATAAAGATATTATCTCCGCTATAGTATATTATGACATCGAGGATCAGACGAAATAGCCTCATACCTTCTATTGCATCAGCATCTTCCCCACACCAATTGGTAGCAGATATAGAAGAACCCCAAGCAAGACAACGAAGAGGATCTGTTTCATTTTTTACACCACCCCAAATTTCTGTTCCACATGTTCCAGATCTACAGGTTCCAGTTACACAGGTTCCTAATGTGGAGCCTATTAGAGAAGGTCATAAAAGTCTTTGTGAAAGAGTAAGCAGAAATGAGAAACGATTAGATGAAAATAAATCATGTGAATGTGATAAGGTAGAAGCAAAATGCAAAAGTGATATAGATCAACTAAAGAAACAATATGATATTACCTTAAAGAAATTATATGATGAAGTAACGGTATTAAGAAAGGAATTGAAGGATTTGATCGATAATTAAATTCTTCTCTGTATTAGTATATAATGAACTCTCTTAATAAGAGGTTAGATACCATAGAAGAATTATTAATATCAGAAAATGATATTGTCTCAAAATTAAAACGTTTAGAACAAAATAAACAGAAAGAAAGGATCGACGCCATGAATGATGCTTATAAAACCTATTTGAATGAAACGCTTATAAATTCTATTAATCCTATTATAGGGACATCTGATTTTATAAATGTTTTGATATGTACTATTAAGTATGTTAAATTAAATAATCATAACATCTCAAGAACTTTAAACTTCAAACCATCGCAAGAATTAGAGGTTGAGATGAGCGTTCATTTCATTCAATCGGTATATGGTGATACCTTTGATGACGAATTCATTCGTCGTTCAGTTTTACCGATTGAAAGGCTATTATATCCTATCACTATTGAAGAGCCTATAGTTCAAGAAGAAAAGAAAAAGAAAGGGTTCTTTAGTAAGAATAAATAAACTATTTAATATTATAATAGATGCTACCAGTTGAGGTAATTATAATAGGTGGTGTGATTTCAATATTAACATTGCTTGAACGATTGATAAGATATGTCCCCAAATTAAACAGACATATAGACAGATTATCACGGTCAAAAAATCAATTAGAAAGTATAAGAGAAGGTTCTTTAAAAACATCATCTGATCTGGGTATTGAAGATATAAAAGAAATTTCTGATCTAATTGATACCCTTGCAGATTTAGGTGAAGAATTAAATTTTATAAAACCTTAATTATAATGGAACATAATCCAATGTTAAAAAATTATTTATACTACCCTTTATCAGATAAAGACCTTCAGAAGATACATGCGGGGAAATTTTTTATTTATAATGACCTTGAAAGAATACATGATATAGAAGATTTATTTGATAATAATAATAATGTTTGTTATATCTTAATAGAAACGAACAGAAAGAATAATGGCCATTATTTTTGTTTGATTAGACGCGGTAAAATGATCGAACAATTTGACAGTTATGGGATACCAATTGAAGAGCAGAAAGCCTTTGTTAAGCCTCAATTATTAGATAAAAATAATCACATCACAAGGTTATTATTAGATAGTCCTTATAGGGTATCTTATAATGAACATGAATTTCAAGATTATGATGACTTGAATATAGCGACATGTGGGAGATGGTGTGGGCTTAGAGCAATGTATAAGGATTTACCATTAGGAAAATTTAAAGATATGGTTGTGCGTGATTGTCATTCCATGAATATCATGCCTGATGATTGGGCAGTATTGAAAACTGAAAGAATGATAAATATTATTTAGTATAGTATATAACAATGGTTAAATTAAGCAATGCTGAAATAGATATGTTATTTTATAGGACTTCTAATCCTACAACTGTATCTGGAACAATGGAGGGTGCTGGGGTGGCTCAGCCTTTGAAGTTAAAGAAACCATATAAACCACGGGTAAAGGCTGGTAATATTAATCCTGCTGTGTTAGTTCCGTCTGTTGGACCATCTCAGGGTGCTTCAAATTCTAATTTGGAACCTAACCAGACCAATGATACACGATTAGAAGCCGTCCCAAGACAACGGAAAGCAAGAACCAGAACATTAAAAAGAGACCAAAAGGTTAATGGACCAATGGCTGGTGCTGGTTTTAAAGAATTCGCTGAAGGTTTTAAAGAAGGTTTCACAGGAACAATAAAAGCCGTTGCACCAACTGTTCTTGATTTTGGTGCAGCAGTTGTTCCAATGACACAACCTGCAAGGCGTGTTATTAAAAAGGTTACTGGTCTTGGTGTTAATACTAACTATAATGAATCACGCGGTGCTGATGGAATTCAAACCCCAGAGAAAAAATCACTTAGACAGGAACTGGGAATCAAGGGTGCAGGGGCAACACCCAAATGGATTGATTTCGTAAAGGCTATTAGGGAAACTTCTCCAAATTTGAAACTAAATGAAGCCTTGAAAATTGGAAGTGCCATGAAGAAAGATAAGAAGAATAAACTTTCTGATATAACACAACAGAGCGTAGCGACTTACGCTAACATGTTAGGCATATAAATAAATTATGTATTCTATAGTATAATACAAATGTTAATTCCAGTTAATGCAAGAAAGGATTTAAATATGAGTGATAAAAGATTTTTGACCTTATTTTCTAATTATAACAGAGGGGACCGCTATCCAGCCTTTGTTCCTTCTCGTGGGTCTGGTTGTTATGGTGGGACTATTCTTTCGGTCAGTCCTATTGGTGATGTAGAAGCACAGCAACACGGAAAATATCAAAGTGTTGATTTAATTCAGAGACCCAGTGATTATAGAGTTTCATCAAATGTAATGAAAGAGATATTGCAAAAATCAGTTTCAGCAGATACTAAAGCAAGACATGAACGTTCCCCACAGGTCAAAGCGATGAGTGTGAAAGAAAAGAAGACACGTGCGAAATCAGATAAGGTTAGACGGACTAATAACCAAGAAGCATCATCTCAAAGTATTGTTTCAGATTACAATAAATTGAAAACTAAGAAATCTAAAAAAGAGTTCATTAGTTCTCTCGGTCAAATCTATAGTCAAAACCCTACAGGGTCTGATTATATTTTGAAAGGGATTGAATTAATTAAAGCCCTATAGGTCTTCGTTGTAGTTAAGCGTAGCGTTACAGCATAAGATATAGTGCTTTATGATTGGAATTATTGATTCACCATTATAAAGCGTTTCATATGTTGATAATGGTGTTATTTTCCATTCGGTTATACCCCCGTTATTACGTATAAATTCATATAACCTTCCAGTGTGACCTTTTTTTAACCGCTTTGAATGTTTCTTAACGCTTAATTTAAGATCAACAGTTGCAGAAACATAGCAATCACTTATATTAGGATCTTTAGATTCAATTTTATAAAAGATATACTTAGTCATATATCTTTTATAGATTAAAATTTTTTAATATCAAGGGCGTTTATACCCCGCCATTTTGGGGGGGTATATTTATAAATCACGGGCTCCATATCCTACGGTCAGTAAGGATGAAATTAGGATAGTGACGGTATATCGTAATTGAACGTGTATCTTTAGCGTTTATAATCTCATCGGTTATCTGTTTATCATATCCCATGTAGTTATTAAGGAAGTATCTCTGAGCTCTTATATTGTCTTTATTGAATATCACTATATAATGTGACTCGTTATGAAGCACGCGTCCCAATTTGCGGTTATTTGGGTTTAACAAGTGGTTGATCACAATACAATAGATTTTATAAGATCGTCCAACCTCTAAAATATCCAAAATCATGCGAGCTATGACTTCATAATAATGTTTTTCAAGTGAGTCAATGTCATCAAAGATTACTAATGAATTTGGTAAGAAATCGGTCGTAACATTAACCGGATTTTTAATTAGGTCGTCTGTAATCTTAACTCTTCTTATTCTTGTTTCCTTATCAAATACTGGATCCTTATCCTTTCTACTAAACAAAAAGCATTCACATTGAGGAAATATTTTTAACCACTTCTCAACGTACTTGCTTGCATAGGTACTCTTCCCACTTCCACTACTACCAGCAATAAACAAGCACTCACGTGCCTTTGAATTTGGGATTAGGTTAAGGTCTCCAGTCTCTGAGATGTAATCATTTGGTGATGCCTTAGCGTTGAAATAAATATAGTTGTTCTCATCTTCTGCTATGAGACGCTTATTAGCTCCACTTGATGTACTAAACATAATTATATTATATACTAACATAATTATGCATGTTATACAAACCCTAAGACCATATATTAAATTTAAATTTTAAAACAATGAAGCAATATTAGGGATCGTTTGACCTTGATCTTCTTCTTCTTCTTCTGAAGGGTATTTAATACCTTCTATAAATATTCCTTGTTCACCCTTATATCTGATCTTACCCGTTACTTTAAATCCATTTATTTTCAATTGATTGCTAAATTTATTTTTATCTATGTTTTTATTTTCAATTTTAAAGGCATTATAAACATCGCTATATTTAAGTTTGTCATTTGTATTATTTGTAACTTCATAATTATCAATAATATACTGTTTAACAATATTTGAATTACCTATATATTCATTTGTAAATTTTTCAACACACTGAGGCGTTTCAATAGGCTTTGAACCATTGATATATTTATAATAATACTCAATCAATATTAAAAAGAATTGTTGATAGTATTCGTGATTATTCTCGAAATTACTCTTCAAAGTAAAATCTACTTTTTTCTCATGTGGTGCTGTTGGATTAGAAACGAATTTATAAGGAAACTCAATATTTTTTAAGCGTTTCATAATGAGCCAATGGTTGGATTTTCCAATTTTCAAGTCCACCATTATCACGTATAAAATTATATAGTCTTGATTGATGACCTTTTCTGAATCGTTTAGAGTGTTTCCTAACCGTTAAATCCATGTCAGTAGTTGCAGAGATGTAACAGTCTTTAATAACGATATCTTTACAATGAATTTTATAAAAGGTATATTTCATCTATACATTTTATAAAGATTAAAAATTTAAAATATAGCGTTGAATGTTGGAACATTAACATTCTTCTTCTTTGTTGTTGGTATTGCTTCTTTCTCATCATCATCGTCTTGTGCTTCTTGATATTTGATACCTTCAATAAATTTACCGCGTTCACCTTTATATGTTGTGTCTCCGGTTATCTTAAATCCATTGATTTTTAATTGATTAGAAAATTTAGTTTTATCAATTCCCTTGTTATCAATTTTGAATGTATTAAACACATCGCTATATTTAACCTTATCAGATGGGTTGTTGGTTATGTCATAATTTTCATATAGGTAATTTTTAACGATGTTAGATTCGCCTAAATATTCTTTTGTGAATTTATCAATTATATCAGGTGTATCAATAGGTTTATTGCCATGTATGAATTTGTAATAGTATTCAAGTAGTATTAATATGAATTGTTGGTGGTATTCAGTATTATTATCAAACTCATTTTTTAAAGTAAAATCAATCAGTTTTTCATGTGGTAATTTCGGATCTTGACAGAATTTATAAGGGAACTCAATGTTTTTTAATCGTCTCTCAATTCCACCATCATATGTATTGAGTTTCACTGGATTATTCATAAGCAGGAATAATTGGAACTGTGGAAGGAACTCTATAGTATTACTATGCAGTTGTCGTGCTTGTATTTTACCGCCACCACTTAATTCTTTGATATAGCCGACTTTTAAACTGGTGTCTTTATCATCTTCAGCTTCTTCACATATAGCAATACGCATGGATTTCAAATTGGCTTTTTCAGGTGATGCATTGCTACTGGATTTAATCGTTGTTGTTAAAATTGCTACAGATGGTTCATAAGCGTATTCACCCAGTACTTTTGACATCAAATTTTTATATAAACCTTTCCCATTACCACCAGTACCGATAAGAAAGATTACCCATTCTAAATATCTATTTCCACTCAAACTATAAGCACTCATTTTTAACAGAAATTCAGCACTTAGTTCCGGTAATACATCATAGAAGTATTTCATAATTTTTTGTCTAATTTTTTTATTAATATTAGGCGTGTAATCATAACCTACAGTTTTGGTTATCATATCTTCAGGTTTACCATCTCTGAATATATTGTTTTTGAGATCATATATACCGTTATTAAAGCCTAATAGAAATTTGTTCTCGTCTAAATTCTCATACCATTTTAACGGTGTATTAAATAAAATTTGAGCCTCTTGAATGAATGTCTTCTTGTTCTTATTCATCTGTATTTTTTTGATGAATGTATTAAAAAATTCTTGAACTTTTATGTTGTTATAACGCTTCTTTTTTTCCTCATATAGGCTTACTATAGATACTGCTATATATTTACTCATCATTAATCCTTTATCATCGCGTTGCCATCGGTGATTATTAAAATGAAACCATTCACTTGATTTTTGTGCATTACAGTACACAAATTCTTTATTATAAAGATGGTGTATCAATTCTGCAACCTTAAAATCAGTAAGGACTGACATCATCAAACGGTAAGTCATATCAAATGTTTTCTCATATACTTCGGGGTTCTGTTGAGACGCTATTTCATGAAGCGTTGAAAGGGTAATAGTTGCCTTATCATATTTCGCGTTTTCAAATATAAATTTAGTCTTACTGAATGTCTCATTTTTAATATAATCAGGATTGTCAGTCTGAAACCATTCATATAATTTAACATCATTGAGATGCTTATGGAAGAAATAGACCACTCGTTTAAAATCTTCATGGCTAGGGTCTTTATTGATACATGTCAATACCTTCATAACATCGTCATCTACTATGGCTTTATCATTGCTTGGACTTGATTGTTTAACCATTATTATATGTATATAAATATATTCATATTAAATCTTTATATCATTTATCGCATTTCTTATAGTTAATAGAAAAATAGTAATTTATATCACGTCGACCCCCGTAAGATCACGTCAACCCCGTCAAGGTTTGCCATAATTTTTAGTAAAAAAAAAATATTATTAAAATTTTTTATAAATATTCTATGAAAGTTGGAAAACCTTGAGGGGGTAGACGTGATCTTAAGGGGGTTTAAATGATTTATCGCATCTATAAATATTAATCTTAATGTAATGTATAATGGATACTTGTAAGGGTTGTGGTGTAGTCTTAGATAATAAATTAAAAAAATGGGCTACCTACTGTAATCAGTGTTATGACAAAGGGATAATGTTTTGTCCTTGATGTTAATAAATTATGAGTATAAGAATATAATGAAAAAGTTATATAATGGTGATTGTTTCTCTATCTTTCCAAAAATTAAAGATAAGTCAATTGACATGGTCTTAGTTGATCTACCATACGGGCAAACAAATTGTAAATGGGATGTACCTATTGATCTAATGGTTATGTGGGCTCAATTAAGCCGAATTGGTAAAGATAACTGTCAGTATGTGTTTTTCACTACTACTAAATATGGATATGATCTTATTAATAGTAATAAACGGTGTTTCAGATATGATTTAGTATGGGAAAAACCAAATGCTGTAGGGTTTTTAAATTGTAAAAACCAACCATTGAGAGCCCATGAGATGATCTACATATTTAATAATAGTAATGTTGATGATGTAAATAGAGAGTTTAACAAAGACATGCGTGATTATGCAAGAAAAGTCAGAGAATATATAAATCTACCAATGTCTCAATTGATAAAAGATTTTGGTAATAGGTCGTTTGACCACTTCATGCGTTATAATGGATCACAGTTTCAATTACCAACAGAGACATGTTATAATAAATTAATTGAACTTTATAAAATTGACATGATGGATGGGTTCATACCGTTTAATGACTTGGAAAAAATAAAAAGAAAATCTATTAAACATACATATAATCCACAAAAAATAGAAGGTAAGGCATATCATTCCAAACATCATAATATTAAATCAATTGTATATGGTGAACTAAATATTAACGAGACTATCAATAATGGCGATCGTTATCCACGAAGCGTTCAAAAATTTCATGTTAAAGAAGATAAGATACACCCTACACAAAAGCCGTTGGGATTATGTGAATTTCTGATAAAATCATATTCAAATGAAGGTGATGTAGTGTTAGATTTCTGTATGGGTAGTGGCAGTACTATTGAAGCATGTATTAATACCAATCGTAATTATATAGGAATTGAGAAAGATAATGAGATATACAAAACAGCAAGAACAAGGATTAAAAATATACTAAGTATTGATAAATAATTATTATATTTCCTATTGTGAAGGTGTTGTTGTAGTCTTCTTTAATTTCTTCTGCTTTTCATGATATAAGTTCCTATAGTAAGTCTTATTACATGACTTACATTTAGCCTGCTTATTGTTAAAATGTTCTATTGGTTTAACTTCATTACACACGTTACAATGCTTTACACCGTCTGTACCAAAGACTTTATGTAATCGTTTAATTTCCGATTGATACTTAGCAACGACCTTATTGGCTTCAGTTTTGTTAGTAGGGTTATACAATTTTATATTATCCATATTTATATAGTATAAAGACATTCTTTTATATTGTTTATCGCTATTTTTATACTGATTTTTATATAATGTATTGTATATAACAAATGTCTTTAATCGTTGAACTAGAAATTGAAAAACAGATAGGAGATATAGTAGAGGGACTATTAGAATATCACAAAGAGAACCATTTAGAATACCCTTCTAAATTAAACATCAAAGTTAGTCGTGATCCTAATGGGTCTAATTTTAGGTATCGGGCTGAGTTGGTTCAAATGACTGACCCGTTTGAGTATCAGTTGAGGAAGTTGAAATATTTGAAGCGTTAATCTTCTTAGGTCGTCCCCTTGGTTTAGGAGCACGGGGTGTTATTGGTGTCTGTGGTACTTCATCTGGTGTCTCAATAGGGTCTGTTGGAGTATTGAGTGGGGTTTGAATTGGCGTTGGTTTTTGTTTATTAGGAATGTTGATTGGTTGTGATTGAGGTAATCTCAAATTATGATTAAGTCTAATCATTTTATATTATAGATTATATTATAAAATGGTAAGAACTTTCTTATTGGCTATTAGCAATAAACCTGATAAGAAATTTAGGGTAGATGAGATTGACAATGAAGAATTTAAAACCGTTTATTTCGGTAGTGCTTCTCATTCTGATTACACTTTAAATAAAGACCCTTTGAGGAAAAAATTATATAAAGCACGACACAAGAAAAATGAGAATTGGAAAGCATCGGGAATAGATACGGCTGGATGGTGGGTGGTTCATTTGCTTTGGAATAAACCAAGTCTTGTTGATAGTATCAAAGACACTGAGAATAGGTTTGATATTAGGATAATAACTTAGACTTTTTTTTCTTCTCATAGTTCTCTTTAATCTTGTCCTTATTTAATTGATAATACCTTTGTAACTCTTCTTTTCTCTCGGGTTTCTGATTATAGGCCGTGTATGTCTCTTTCCTTGTTCTTGCGGGGATGTTATGATTAGTGCATGTATTGGATTCAATATAAAAGCGTTCTCTTTGTTTTAACTCTTGCTTGTTTTCAACCTTACAACGCTCAACCAAATCGATCTTAAACTTCTGATTATGCATGACAACGAATGAATAACAGAATGGATAGTAGTTATAGAACCAATATTTATATGCTTTAATATGCCGTTTTAATCTATTATGCAATGTACTACAGGTAGATCCGTAATAAACTAACCCATTGCTATTGATTATACGATAAATCTTAGCACCTTTTAGAACCATGTTATATTATATTAGATAAAATAAAAGGTAGTGATAAATCATATTTCATAATTTGATATACAATGCTATTTGAAGAAGGTTATTACAAGAGACCAATTACAGAAGGACAATGAGAGAAGGACAATGAGAGCATATCAAAGATTTGTATTTTAACTCCGCTATTTCGGCGGGGGATAAAAAGCAATAGACCAATGAGAGAACGACATGATATACAAAACCTAAGACCATATATAAATTGAAAGCATTTCACGGAATAATTACACCCCACTCTGACCCCCGCAACCCCCGTATGGTTTTCCATACTTTTTACTTTTTTTTTTTATTTTTTTTACTTTTTTGAAATTTTTTATAAAAGTTTGGAAAACCAGAGTGGGGACACGGGGGTCAGAGTGGGGTGTAATTATTCCGTGAAATTCAATTAAATGGAGAAATCAAATGAGGAAATCACTGGGTGAAAAAATTGCACCTCGTCAGGTTCTCTATTTGTTTGAAGCATGATATTGACAGGTTCTCTACTTGTATAAATTTAAGTAGTGCTTATGAAAAACCAAGTAAAAGGGGTATATCATATGGTTCAATTCCTTTAGTTAGTGCCCTTGCGTTAGCAAGGGCACTACAACAACCTAAGCAAGATTTTATTTTTAATAAGATTGATCAATATTATTAAAATAGGAAGTTGAAGGTTGCAATTTGAAGCGTTCAAACATAGGTTTTATTGTATTCCTTCATATGAAAGGCTTTACAGTTGGTTGATTTATAATGTCGTTTCAAATGTCCTATAGTAGTCCAAGAACCACATTCGCATAGATAGGGGTTACAATAGGGACACATTCTTTTATCAGCATAACCATGGTCACAAGTTGATGAACCCTTACAAATTTTACAAATACGTTTCTGTTTATCGTGTTCACATATGCTGGATCCATTACATTGTTTACAATCTTGTTTCATAATACCATGTTCGCATTTAGAATTACTGTTAAAACATTTTTGTTTATTCATCGTACTCTTCAACTGTACCATCAATTCATATTCATGTGCTTCTGCCATTCTCTTTATATATGTCCCTCGTTCAAGTTCAATCATAGACCAGTTATTCCAGCCTCCGTTTTTTCTTATTGTTTGGGCTTTTTTAGTCGTGTACCCAGTGTGATTTTTATTTGTAATTGAACTCTTATGTTTCGTCTTCCTATCATTCCAATTAGCAGTACTACCTATATAAAATTCAGTTATAGAAGGATCATTACAAACCAGTTTATAAAAATAATATAGTCTTGGTTCGTCGTATTTCGTTTTCGTCATT